GCGTGGCCTGTTTTTATTTTTGACGCGGAGGTATGAGATGGATTACAAACAGGCGGCATTACAGATGATCCGGGTGGGAGAGCATGACCCGGAGGCCCTGCGGGATGCGTTTGAGATGGTGCGGTGCTTGGAGCTTGACGGCAGCATGGAGGTTGACGGCGTGTTGATCCGCAACCCGGACAACTTTAGGGACGCGCACGAACTGGCAAAGAGCATCCGGCAGTTGTCGGCAAAAGCGGTGAGGAACGGCGGCGGGGCCACCATGCTCGACCTCAACAAACGGTGCTTGCTGTTTGACGCGCCCTATGACTTTGACGCTTACTGCCGGTACATAGAGTGGAACCGGCCCCGCGAAAAGAGGTTTTATGAACCCCGGCGCAAGATGCTCAAGCGGGTGGCGGATGCTCTCCAGCGGCTTGCGGACGATGAGCTTGATACGCTGGGCATCAGTTTGCCTCCAGGCGTGGGGAAAACGACTATCGCCATCTTCTTCATTTGCTGGCTGGCGGGGAGAAACCCGGAGAAACCGATCCTTGGCGGCTCACACAGCAACTCCTTCTTGCGTGGCGTGTATGACGAGTGCCTCCGTATCATGGATCCAGAGGGAGAATATCTCTGGTCTGACGTGTTCCCCGGCGTGAGCATCTGCGCCACAAACGCAAAGGATATGCGGATCGACCTGGGCGAACCAAAGCGGTTCCAGACAATCGAACTCAGTTCCGTTGGTTCAAACAACGCCGGCAAGGTGCGCTGTGAGCAGCTGCTCTATGTTGATGACCTTGTATCTGGCATTGAACAGGCCCTATCCCGCGAACGGTTGGACAAGCTCTGGGAGCAATTCACCACCGACCTGCTCCAGCGGCGTATCGGCGGGTGCAAGACCCTCATCATTGCGACACGCTGGAGCGTCCACGATCCGATGGGGCGGTTGGAGACAGCAAACGAGGACAACCCCCGCGCTCAGTTCATCCGGTTCCCGGCGCTGAACGAGAACGATGAATCCAACTTTGACTACGAAAACAGCGTTGGCTTCACCACCAACTTTTATCGGCAGCAGCGGGAGATCATGGACGAGGTGAGCTGGAAGGCTCTGTATCAGCAGGAGGCTATCGAGCGTTTTGGACTTGTGTTCGAGGCAGAGCGTCTGCGCCGGTATTTCAAACTCCCGGATGTGGAGCCGGATGCCATCATTGCCGTCTGCGATACGAAGGAGCAGGGCAACGACTACTGCGTGATGCCAGTGGCGTATCAGTACGGAAGGGATTACTACATCGATTTCATCCTGTGCGACAACGGCAAGGTGGATGTGGTGGAGAACCGGGTGGCCCAGGCCCTTGTAGACCTTGGGGTGGAGCGCTGCCGTATCGAGTCGAACCGTGGCGGCACGTTGTTCGCGCAGGAGGTTGAACGGCTGCTTTCCGAAAAGGGCGGCATGACATCTATTACGACTAAGTGGACGCAAACATCAAAGCAGACAAAGATCGAGGTGAACAGCGCCATCGCCATCAACCGATTTCTGTTCAAGGACGAGAGCGTGTACCGGCACGACAAGGAATACCGCACGGCGATGGATATGCTGACGAGCTATTCCTCCGTTGGCAAGGTTGCTCACGATGATGTCCCGGACGCTATTGCTATGCTGGTTGACTATATCAACTCCTTCGCAACGAACCGCGTTTCCATCGTAAAGCGTCCGTTTTAAGACGAACTGTAATAATTTTTAGCGTTTTTGATTACAGATAGTTGACAAACCACATCATCTTGTGTTATATATCATATTGCAACACAATATATTGTGGTTTTGAGAGGTGAGCAAGTGGACGAGAATACGAACAGAGCGTCCCCGGTGATTACAAACAATATGTTTGGGCGGCTGGACATCTACGCCAGCTTTGACGAGATCACCCCGGACAATATAGTGGGCGAGTTGAACAGCGCACTTGTTTACCACGTACAAAACCTTTTGCAGGAGAACTATCTGTACTGGTATCGGCGAAATGTTCAGCCCATTCTCTCCCGGCGCAAAGAGGTGCGCCCGGAGATCCTCAACATCGTGCAGGAAAACCACTATGACGAGATCGTAACGTTCAAAAATGGTTTCTTTCTCCAAAGTCCGGCATATTTTGTCTCCCGGCGTAAAGGATCTCAGAACAAAGTCAACAAGCTGAATGAATACCTTTACCGCTCCGGGAAACTACAGGCCGACAACGAGGTTGTGAACTGGTTTCACACGGTTGGCAAGGGGCCGCTGTATGTTGAACCGACCCCGGACGATGAAGTACCGTTCAGGGCGTATGCGCTTGACCCGCGCTCCGCGTTCGTGGTCTACTCCCTGCGCCCCGGCAACGAGCCGGTGATGGGCGTGAATTTTGTCGTTGCTGACGAAAAAGCCCGGTTTGATGTCTACACACGCGACCTTGTGTACCATCTGAGCGGCACGGCGGTGGGCAAGATGATGTCCACGCAGACCAACGGCGATTTCATTGCCACGGCGGCGGATGTGGACAGCATCGAGCCGAATGTGCTTGGGTACATCCCCATCATTGAGTACCGCTACAACGACATCAACACCTCTGCGGCTGAGTTGGCGTTGCCCCTCCTCGACTGCCTGTCCTCCCTGTTGAGCAACCGCATGGATGGTGTGGAGCAGTTTATCCAGTCCCTTGCCGTTGCTGTCAACTGCCAGTTTGACGAGAACACCACGGCGAACGACATCCGACAGGCCGGTATGATCGTTCTCAAGTCCATCGGCGAGAACAAGGCGGATTTCCGCATCCTCTCCGAACAGCTTGACCAGCAGCAGACCCAGACCCTTACGGACTATGTGTACTCCCAGATCCAGCGCATCTGCGCCATTCCGTTTGTAGACCGGCAGGGCCGGGCCTACGACAGCACCGGGAGCGCCGCGATGGTGACCAGCGGGTGGTATCAAGCGGCGGCGGCTGCGAGAAACACGGAAGACCTGTTCAAGAAGAGCAACAAGCAGTTTGAGCGCATCATCGTGGAGATCCTGCGGCGGAAGGGCTTGCTGGACATTGACCTCAACGACTTTGAACTGTCGATCACCCGCGAGGAGACGGCAAACATCCAGAGCAAGGCGCAAGCGTTCCAGACCCTCATGGCGGCTGGTCTTGCCCCCGAACTGGCGGCGAAGAAGTCCGGCGTGAGCAACGACCCGGTGAGCGACATCAAGATGTCCGATGAGTGGATCAAGCTCCGCTGGGGCGATCCAGGCGCAAAGAACGAACCCGCTCCGACTACGGAAATTGTCGAATCGGACAACTTTACCGGCGATAATGATACTGGGGGTGCGGTATGACGGATATACGGAAGTATCCTCAGATCATTGAGGCCATCAATGCCGTGCTGAACGCGGAAGGAATTGCCGAAGTGAAGCGCGAGAAGAACGGTTTGACCGTTGTGCAAATTAAGCGGACGCTTGTGACTCCGCGAAAGGAGAAATAACAATGGCTGGTTATTACATCCCGCTCGTTGGTACGCCGCAGATTGGCGATTCCGGCGGAGGCGGTAGCGGCCTTCCCGCTGTAACCGCTGCCGACAATGGCGATGTTCTTACCGTTGTCAATGGAGCGTGGGACAAGGCCGCTCCTTCCGGCGGCGGTGTGCTGGCGGTGCATGATGTTGATGGAACGTTGGATAAGACATGGCAAGAGATTGCGGACGCGGTTGCCACAACTGGTGCGGCGATTGTGTACGGAACTGGCGAACATGTAGTCGGTGCAGCGACAGTAATCAGCTGCATTGAGAACTTACTCAGCGGAACGTTCTTTGTGAATATCGTCAACGGCGTTACGGGCAACAGCGTTACGTACGAAGCATCCACCGCGACCGGATACCCGCAGTTCGACAGCAATTAACCCCACCACATCCCGGTGGGGATGACAACCTTATATATTTGACGCGGCTTTTGGTATGCGCCGCGTAACAGCCAATGGTATGGGCTACATCAGTACGAAAGTGCTGGTGTAGTCCATTTTTTCATATCTAAGGAGTTTTCAGCATGGATCTGATGCCGTTTGACGAACTGAACAGATTCAAAGAAACGGTATCCATCCACTTTGACGAGAGCGGGAGAGTCCGTTCCAGAGAAGATGTTGAGGACATCATAGACGAACTGTTTGAACTGTTCCTGCTGTCCTACGCCCACGGCGCAGAGGCAACGAACCTTGACCTTGGAACGGAGATTGAGCCGGAGCGTGACAGGGCGATTGCCTCTGTAAACGAGCGAATAGCCGGTAAGACCTGGGAAGAGCGAATCTGGGAATGGTTCGATAACGGAGGAACCGAGAGCGATTTCATACGAATTGCTGAAACGGAAAGTCACCGGGATGCGAATACCGGGGCGTTTGATACCGCTGTCAGAGCGGGCGCGAGGACAAAACGGTGGCATTGCATGATGCTCGATGACAGCCGGGACACGCACATTTATCTGGACGGAGTTTCAGCCCCTATTGACGGATGGTTTTACACGTTTACCGGCTCCGCCACACAGTTTCCCGGACAGTTCGGTTTGCCGGAAGAGGATTGCAACTGCCTATGCTGGCTTACCTACGAAATGTGAATAACCGCCCTTTTGGGCGTTTTCAAGCGGAGTGAACCGCTCAACAAACGCACAGTCAGACAAGACTTAAAAACGGAAAAACATGGTGAGTGAACACCTAAAAACGCGAAAAGGAGAATACGGAATGCGAATCGACACCAGCCGCGTAGAGAACTACGCCAACATGACCCCGGAGGAGAAGGTTGCTTTTTTTGAGGCATATGAGATCCCGGAAGTCAAGGACACCGGCAAGGGCGAGATTGACAAGCTCAAGGCCGCTCTGTCCAAAGCAAACTCTGAAGCCGCCGAATGGAAGAGGACGGCGCGTGAGAAGCAGACCGAACAGGAACGAGCGGAATCGGAAAGAGCCGAAGCTGAAAAGGCTTTGCAGGACGAACTCCGCGCTCTTCGGCGGGACAAAACCGTGAGCGGCTACACCAAACAGTGCATGGAGATAGGCTATGATGCCTCCCTTGCCGCTGAATGTGCCGAAGCTATGGCTGACGGACGATTCAATGATGTATTCGCCATTCAGTCCAGGTTCATGGACGCGAAGAAAAAGGAAATCGAGGCCGCTGCTCTGAACAAGCAGCCCGGACTTACCCCCGGTACGCCTCCTGTACAGGCCGCTGAAAAGGCGGAAGAGAACAGGATTCGATCCATTTTTGGATTGCCTCCCGCAAAATAACAAAAAGGAGAAATATCAATGGCTACTACTGTTGTTGCCCCCGCAAATAACGCTATTACTCTGGCCCAGTCTTTCATTCCCTTTGTGGATGAGGCTTACAAGGCCGATTCCAAGTCCGCGATCCTTGATACCGCTAACGAGTTTGTGCGGTTCACCGGCGCGAACACCGTGAACATCTACAACCTCAACCCCGTTGGTATGTCCAACTATGACCGTGACGCTGGCTTTGTTCCCGGCGATGTGACCGGCACTTGGCAGCCCTATGTGCTGGAAACCGACCGGGGCCGGAGCTACCAGGTGGATGTCCTCGACAATGACGAAACCCTTGGCCTCACGATGGGCTATCTTCTGTCCACTGTCGAGCGTCAGCACATCATTCCCGAAGTCGATGCTTACCGCTTTGCTCAGTACGCCTCTGGCGCGGCTGCTGGTAACGTAACGACCGAAACCCTGTCTACTGGCGCGGCTACCGTTGCCTCCATTGACGGTGCGTCCGTTGCGCTGGACAATGCCGAAGTTCCCTATGAGGGCCGGATCCTCTTCGTTAGCCCCGCTACCTATGGTCTTCTCAAGGGCGGCATCACCCGGATGATCATGAACGATGAGCGCGATGTGAACTACGCCATCGAGATGTACAACGATATGCGCGTTATTCGGGTTCCCCAGCCCCGGTTCCAGACCGCCATCACTCTGAACGCTCCCACTACCTCCAGCGGCGCTGGCGGCTTTGCTCCTGCGTCCGGCGCTGCCGCGATCAACTACATGATCGTGCATCCGTCCGCCGTTCTCCAGGTCATGAAGCACTACGCCGCTCGCGTGTTCAGCCCGGAGCAGAACATCGAGGCCGATGCTTGGCGTGTGCAGCCCAGGTTCGCTCACGGCGCTTGGGTGCTGGCTCACAAGAACAACGGCATCTACGTTTCCCACGCCTAATGATTCGGCGCAATGCTGACGGCAGCGTGACCGTTGGCATTATCAAAGAGGATAAAGGGGCGGAACCCTCTGCCCCTTCCTCTGCTGAGAAGTCAACGGCGAAAGCGCCGCGAAAGAGAAAGACCACTACGAAAGAGTGAGGTAAACATGGACGCATCTACGAAGCTGAACTACATCAAAACAATGATTGGCATTGCTGAGAGTGATACCAGCCAGGATGCGCTCATCAACGGCTACCTCGCCATGTCCACGCAGGAGATCCTCAACTACAAGTACAGCCTTGTGGGCATCCCGGAGGGGCAGACCGAGGTTGATGCGGAGGACGAAATCGCCCAGATCTACGCCGTTCTCGCCGGGTACAACCAGCGTGGAGCTGAAAACCAGACCAGCCACAACGAGAACCAGATCTACCGCACATTCCACTTTACGGACATGGTGCACTA